TCGTGCGGGTCAAGTTCCGGTTTGACGGATCGTTGCCGTCGGTCGATACCGAGCTGCTGGTACTGACCAGCAGCGTGACCGCGATCACCCTGCGGTATGTCGCGGCATCCCAGAAGCTCGGGCTGACGGTCGCGTCCGAGGCTGAGGTGCTGTCGGACGCGACCGTCAGCGCAGGCGGGTTCGTCTCCGTCGATTTCCGGGTGATCCACACCGGCGCCACCCCGAGCATTGTCTGGACGACGAACTGGCAGGTCGATTACGGCACCGGCCCGGTGGCCCAGACCGACATCATCTGGGCCGCTGGCACGGTCAGCTTGGCGGCGTACACGATCCGGCTCGGTTGGGCGACGGCGATCACCGTGCCCGGGGTCACCTTCGCATACCTGCTGAACTCGGTCACCGCCGGCCACTATCCGCTGGGTGAGCACACCATCGTCCTGCTGACGCCCTCGGGGACACCGACCGTGTCCGGGACGGTGGGGAACTTCGCCTTCATCACCGCCAACGCCACCGGGTCGGCGTTGACCTCGGGGACGCTGGCGGATGTGCCGGCCACCATCGGCGACTTCCCGCCGACCGTCGGCGGGTCGGCCGACGGGGTCTGCGCGATCACCGCGCACGCCAGCGACTACCTTGAGATCCCGCTGGCCACCTACGACGCCTCGGGGACTGGCAGCATCCGCGCCGCCCGGGTTGTCATCCCCATGTGGGCGGCATCGGGCACGGCCGCGACCTGCCGGGTCAACGGCTGGGACGGCACGACCTCGACGGCCCTGTTCGCTGAGGCCGACCCGGAGGCTGACAACAGTTCGACGCCGGCGTGGATCTGCAAGATGTGGCGTCCCTCGGGTGGCTGGGACCAGACCAAACTGGACGCCGCCGCGATCCGGTTCGGCTCAAACGACGCCACCCCCGACATCGGCCCCCACGCGATCGGGATGGAGGTGTGCGTGCAGTCGGCGCAGACCCAGACCCTGTTCGGCGCGCTGGCGACCCAGGCGCTTGACCCGGTGTCAGCTGGGGTGCTGGGCGTCGATGTCACGCCCACACCCGGCTACGACGCCACCCTGCACTACGAGCAAGGCGGCACTCCGACCGATGTGGCCGCCCCCGGTGGGACGACCACCACCGAGGTGATCGACGCCCCCGACGCCCCCTCGGTGGAGTACCTGGCGCTGTACCCGCCGCCCGAAGACATCTCCGACGCCTAGCGGAAGGTGGCCCGGGCGAGAACGGCCGGCATGACCTCGGCAAGCGTCCGCGGTCCGATGATCTCGACCCCGACGAGCCGGCCCTGGGCGTCCAGGTCGAGGATGCAGCCCTCATCGACGAACAGCTGTGGGCTGGCGACCGGCTCCTCGCTGAACCGGTGGTAGCTCACGTCGAGTAAATCAGCCACGCCGGGAGTGTAGATGCCGCCGACCATCGTGGGGACCGGCGCGGTCGCCGCCAGCGCCGCCGCCATCACCCCCGCGTTCCCGGGTTCCCTGGCCGTCGACGACGTCATCGTGGGGATCGGCGAGTCGGTCGGGGGGGCGAACTTCCCCACGATCGCCAGCAACGGCTTCGCCCACGTCGCCTCGGACGCGACCCCAGTGTCCCCGGTGGTGCAGGGCGTCAACACCCAGCTCAGCGTGGTGTGGCGCCGCTACGACGGGGTTGTCACCGCGCACGCCTGGGGGGACTCGGGCGACCACAACATCGGCCGCTACCTCGCCGTCCGCGGCTGCCCGACGACCGGGAACCCCTGGCATGTGGTGGCGGTGGCGTCGACGGCGACATCGAACACGGCGGCGTCCTGGCCGGGGGTCACCACAGGCGTGGACGACTGCCTGATCTTGGAGATCTGCGCCACCTCGGCCGACATCGGCACCGCCCAGATCGCCTCGCTCGCCAACGCCGCCTACACCTCGATTGCCGAGCAGATCGACTCGGCGACCGCGCTCGGCGGCGGCGGGGTCGTCATCTGCTATTCGGCGACCAAGGCCACCGCCGGCGCCACCGGCTCCAGCGCCGCGACCCTGACCACGGCTGCCACCAAGGCCTACATGACGATCGCGTTCGCGCCCGCCGCCGGCGGTGGGGTGGCCCCGCAGACATTGCAGCGGTCCCACCGGCCGAGTGAGCAGGGGTCGGCATCCGGCCCCTACAGCCAGCCGTACATCGCTCCGCAGATCCGTCCAGGAGGCTAGATGGCCCGCTATTCCGCAGCTTGGCGCTCCGCCGGCGCCGGGTCGGCCACGCTCCCCATCGGGGGGCTGATGGCGCAGGCCACGACGCCGCTGTGGGTGGTCGAGATCTGGGTCACCAACACGACCACGACCGCGTTCTCGTGCTGTGTGCGGGCCGTCACCGCCGTCGGCACCCCCGGGACCGCCCAGACCGTCCAGCGTGAGGAGAACGACACCATCACCTTGAAGGGCGACCCGCGTGACACCTGGACGGTCACGCCGACCTTCGTCACCGGGGCACTCCGCAACGCCGCCATCGGCGCCTCGGTCGGGTCCGGTGTTGTGTGGACGTTCGGCGGTCGGGGGCTGTACGTCCCCCCCGGGGCCGGTAACGGCGTGGTCGTCCCGACGTGGACCGGCGCCGGCCAGATCTCCGACCTGGCGTTCGTATGGGAAGCCTGACCTGACGCGACGCCGGGGGTAGCCGATGCCGAGAGTCCGGCGGGCCCCGACCACGCCCCGGCTGAAGCGGGCGCGGCTCGGGTCGCGGATCCTGCGGCCGCAGCCGGTCGGCCCTGACTACAGCTTCGTCCAGGGCAAGTCCGCCGCGGTCGGTTCCGGCGTCGGCAGCGTCTCGGTCGTGCTCGACGCCACCGCAACCGCCGGGGACCTGCTCGTCTTCACCCTCGGCGCCGACAAGAACACCGGCGCGCTCACCAGCCTGAGCGACAACATCGACGCCGCCTGGACCCTCATCTACGTCGACCTCAACTCGGGCACCCCCGCCGCCGTCACCCTCTACTACTACTGGAAGATCGCCGTCGGCGGCGAGCAGACGATCAGCGCGACCGTGACCACGGTCCCCTCCAGCGGCATGATCGCCTGGGTCGGGGAGTACACGAGCAGCCTGCCGGGCACCTGGACGCTGTTGGCCTCGGCCCACAACGTCGGCGTGGGTGGGACCACCCCGCTGTCGTGGGCGACCGGCACCACCGCGGCCACCAGTCAGGACGGCGTCGGGGTCGCGCTGGCGTGCATCGACTCGACCAGCTCCGTCACCGCCATCACCGGCTGGTCGGACGGGTACACCGCGCGGTTCACCACCGCGGACTCCACCGGCAAGGCCGCCCCGTATGTGGCCGACAAGCTACCGGAGCCGTCGGGGGCGGCCGCGACCTCCACGATCACCTCGACCGGCAGCGGCGACGAGTGGAACGGCGCCATCGCCGTCTTCGCCAAGGTCGTCGGCGGGGCGATCGTCACCGCGACCGGCACCGTCCCGGCCACCGGGATAATTGCCGGCACGGCCAGCCTGGTCCAGCCGGCCACCGCCACCGTGGCCGCAACCGCCACCATCGCTGCGGCGGCCACGGTCATCCAGCCGGCCACGGCCACCATCCCAGCGACCGCCACCATCGCGGCTGCCGGCACGCGCATCCAGCCGGCCACCGGCAGCATCACGGCCACGGGCACCATCGCCGGTGCCGCGCTCACGGTCGCGCAGGCCACCGGCACGATCCCGGCCACCGCGACCATTGCCGGCGACGCCGAAGTCATCACCTTCGCCCCGATCGTCACCGCGACCGGTAGCATCCCCGCGACCACCACCATCGCGGCGACGGCGCTGGTCATCGCCCAAGGCACCGCGAGCGTCCCCGCGGCCGCCACCATCGCGGCTGCGGGCCTGCGCCTGGCCATCGCCAGCGGCACCGTCGTGGCCACTGGCACCATCGCCGCCACCGCGACCGTCATCCAGGTGGCCACCGCCACCATCGCCGCCACGGCGACCATCTCGGCCAACGGGACGATCGCCGGGGTCGTCCTGGCCACCGGTACGGTCAGCGCCACCGCCACGGTGGCCGCCACCGGCCTGCGACTCGCCGTCACCACCGCCACGATTTCGGCGACGGCCACCATCGCGGCCGCTGCGGTCAAGATCCAGCCGGCCGCCGCCACCATCCCGGCCACCGCCACCATCGCTGGTTCGGCGGTTCTGGTCCAGCGGGCCACGGCCACGGTCGCTAGCACCGCCACCATCGGCGCGGCCGGGGTCGTCTTCCAAGTCTTCCAGGCCACCGCCAGCATCCAGGCGACGGCCACGGTGGCGGGCGACGCGATCATCCCCGCGCCGGGCATCCCCGGCGACGGTCGCATGGTCGTCGGCGCGGCGACCGGGGACGTGCTGGTCGGCGCCACGGCAGGTCGGGTCTCCGTCGGCACCACCCAAGGAACCGTTCAGGTCGGATAGCGAGGAGCCATTCGTGAGCGAGCAAGAACCCGAGGTCGGCGCGACCGCCGAGATCACCGCGGACGCCGAGGTCATCCCGGCTGAGCAGGCCGCCGCCGAGCAGGCCGAGCAGGAAGAGGGGGAGCCCGAGTGATCCTGCTGGAGATCGGCAAGCTGCTGGTCGCCCGGTTCGTGCTGGCCGCACCCGAGGCGTGGCTGACGACCGAACGCGACTCGGTTCTCAATGCCTACTGCCGCGGTACCTCCTACTCCGGCAACGCCTCGCTGTTCCTGAGCCTGCACACCGCCGACCCCGGCAACACCGGCGCGTCGGAGTACACCACCTACACCGGCACCCGCCCTGCAATCGCCTTCAACGTGGCGGCCTCGCAGTCCTCGGGCAACACCAGCCAGATCGACTTCGCCGCGATGGGCGCCACCACCATCACCCACGTCGGCCTGTGGACCGCCACCTCGGCTGGCACGTTCAAGGGCGGCGGCGCGCTGGCGGCGTCCAAGACGACCGCGTCAGGCGACACGCTGCGGTTCGTGGCCTCGACCGGCGTGGTTGTGAGCTTGGCCTGATGGCAGGGAAGGCAGGCCATTGAGCTACCACATCGGCGACGCGGTCCCGCTGGTCTACACCATCAACGCCACCGCCACGGTCGTGCTCACCGTCACCGACCCCGACGGCGTCACCTCGAATCCCAACCTGGTGCAGGGTGGCGCCCCCCCGGCGGTCACCTACAGCGGCGCGGTCCTGGTGACCAAGGCGGGCGCGTGGCTGGCGCGGTTCGTCGCCACCGGCACCGTCACCGACGCCGAGGAGCAGCAGTTCCTGGTCGAGCCGACCGCAGCGGCGACCCTGTACGCATCCGTCGGGGAACTGCGCCAGGCGCTCGGCGACGAGACCCGCCTGGCGCTGGACGCCGGGCAGCTCACCCAGGCGCTGCGGTCGGCGTCCCGCGCCGTCGACGACCACTGCTCCCGGCCCCTGCGGCGGTTCTGGCTGGACCCAACGGCCACGATCCGCACCTACCGCCCCACCGACACCTGGTGCGCGTGGGTGGACGACATCGGCTCGACCACCGGACTGGTGGTCAAGACCGACACCGCCGGGGACGGTACCTGGGCGACCATCTGGACGATCGGGACCGACTTCCAGCTTGAGCCCCTGAATGCTGCCGCCAACGGCGGTGCCTACGCCTTTCGGAAGATCGTCGCCATCGGGTCCAAGACGTTCCCCTACCCGACCGGCTACGGCGGCCAGCGGCCGACCCTGCAGGTGACCGCCCGGCACGGCTGGTCCCAGGTGCCCGACCCGGTCCGCGAAGCCACGCTGCTGACGGCGGCCAGGCTGTACCGGCGTAAGGACGCCCCGTTCGGGGTCGCCGGCTTCGACGACTTCGGCCCGGTGCGGATCACCCGCCAGGACAGCGACGTGGTCGCCCTGCTGGGCCCTTACACGATTCCCACCGGGTTCGCCTGATGGCGACCCTCGCGCAGCTTCGTGCCGGCCTCGCCGATCGCCTGGACACTATCGCCAGCTTCAAGGGCGGCTACACGGAGGCGCCCGCCCAGGTCGAGACTCCCTGCTACATCATCCGGTGGGCCTCCCCGGCGATCACCTACGCGACCAGCATGGGCGGCGGCAGCCACGACTACAGCTTTTCGATCCTCGTGCTGGTCTCCCTCGCGCAAGGGTCGCCCGCGCAGTCACAACTCGACCCCTACCTGGACACCTCCGGCGCCGACTCGGTGTACGCGGCGGTCGACGGTGACCCCGACCTCGGTCTCGCCGGGGTCACCGCCGCCATCACTACGGTCGCTAATGCCGGCCCGGTCACCTGGGCGGGCGTCGAGTACCTCGGGGCGGAGTTCCTCGGCACGGTGCTGGCCTGATGCACGCCGAGGCGTACGCCTACGTCAAGGCCACCCTGGACGGCACCACCTGGGACCGGGTCGTCGAGGTCGGCGGCCGGGTCGTGGTCGGCACCATCCGCGACCTCGTCCACTGCCAGTCCTACACCAGCCTGGACCTGCTTCCCGGACCCGGCGTCGACGTAGTCGCTGATTGCCGGGACTGGCAGCCACCGGAGCCCGTCGACTTGGTGCTGGTCGCCGAGGTTCTCGAACACGCCCGCGACCCCGCCGGCATCCTCACCGCCTGCGTCCGCTACCTGCGCCCCGGTGGCCGGCTGGTGGTCACCTGCGCCGGGCCGGGTCGGGAGCCGCACTCGGGGATCGACGGGGGACCGCCGCATTCGGGCGAGTGGTACGCCAACGTCGACCCTGACGACCTGCGCGTGTGGTTGGCGGTGGCTGGCCTGAAAGCGTTCTCGATCGAACGGAACCCGGTGGCCTGCGACGTGTACGCCACCGGGATCAAGCGGTGAGATGGCTCGTCATTCACCCGGGGCCGCGCTGGTCGGTCGCCGACGTCCACGCCGGCTGGGTTGAGGCCCTCCAGGAACTCGGCGAGAAGGTCAGCGTCTACAACCTCGACGCGCGCCTCACCCTCTACGAACGCGCGCTGCTCGACACCGGCAAGGCCGCCGACGGCACCCTGCAACTACGCAAGGCCCTCACCCACGACCAAGCGATCGGGCTGGCGACCAACGGGATCCTGTCGGCGTGCTACCAGTTCTGGCCCGACGTGGTCCTGGTCATCTCCTACCTGTTCGTCCCGGCCGAGATCCTGGACCTGCTGCGCGACCGCGGCCACAAGGTCGTCCTGGTGCATACCGAAAGCCCATATCAAGATGACGAGCAGGTGGCGCTGGCCGCGCACAGCGATGTCTCCTTGGTCAACGACCCGACCAACCTCGACCGGTTCCGGCAGGTCGCGCTCGCTGAGTACGCGCCGCAGGCGTACCGGCCGAGCGTCCACCATCCCGGCCCGCCTGACCCGGCGCTGGCCGCTGACCTGGCGTTCGTCGGCACCGGGTTCCCCAGCAGGATCGAGTTCCTGGAGCGGATGGACCTGGCCGGCCTGGACGTGCTGCTGGCCGGCAACTGGCAGCTTCTAGCCGATGACTCGCCGCTACGCAAGCACGTCGCCCACGACGAGAAGGAATGCCTCGACAACGAGCAAACGGCCGAGGTCTACAGGGCAGCCAAGGCTGGGCTGAACATCTACCGCCGCGAGGCTGAGCGCCCGGAGCTGGCCGACGGGTGGGCGATCGGACCCCGGGAAGTAGAGATGGCGGCGTGCGGCCTGTGGTTCGCCCGCGAGTCCCGCGGCGAGGGCGACGAGCTGCTGCCGCTGCCGACCTTCACCACCCCAGAGCAGGCCAGCGACCTGGTCCGCTGGTTCCTGGCCCACGACGGCCCCCGCCAGGCCATGGCCGACGGTGCCCGCGAGGCCGTCGCCGGCAGGACGTTCGCCAACAACGCCGCCGCGCTGCTGCGGCACCTCGACCGGACCCCGGTCAACCGATAGGAGGAACGCATGGCCCGCGTGGGCGGCAGGTTCGGCAGGCTCTATGTGGGGGCGACCACCGCCGCGGAGGCATCACTGGTGCCATTCGTCGGGAGCTGGTCGCTGGCCGCGGCCACCGAGAAAATTGACGTCACAAGCATGGGCGACGTCAACAAGGTCGTCGTCGCTGGTCTACCTGACCAGAGTGGCGACATCTCGGGCTTCTTCGACGATGCGTCCAACACGCTCTATGACGCCGCAGTGGACGGATTGGATAGAAAGTTCTACCTCTATGCAAACTCCGCACTCCCGACGAACTACTGGTACGGGAGAGTATTCATAGACGCCTCATTCTCCTCAAGCGTCGCAGGAGCTGTAGAGATGTCAGGCACCTGGGCGGCATCCGGCGCCATATCCAAGAAGCCCTGAGAAGTCTTAGCGTCCCACCTGAGATGTATAATCCGTAGCGAAGTGGCCCCGCGCGGTAGGCGCCGCCGGGGCCGTGGCCGACACCCGGGAAGGGGTGCCTGCATGGCAAAGCCTAGCTGTTCGATCGACGGTTGCGGACGCTCGTGCTATGGGCGCGGCTGGTGCTTCATGCACTACCAGCGTTGGTGGCGACATGGTGACCCGCTCACCGAAACACCACCAGCGCCAAGACCGCGGGGCACCTGCTCAGTTGAAGGTTGCGAACGGCGAGTGAAGTCAATGGGCTGGTGCTTCAGCCATTGGCAGCAGTTCATCGACCGGCCAGCGTGCAAGATCCCTGGGTGCGACCTGCCGATGAACGCG